AAGGTAAAGGTAAGTTTGGTGAAGGAACTATTGTTAAAACAACTTCTGATGGTTCCACTATTGAGAGAGTAGATCACGCATGGCAGCAGAAGAAGGGGAGTAGTATCTCTTCTGATGGTTTTCATAAAGAAGGTTCTGATACTATTACAATGCCAAAAGATATTGATATTACTACACCAGAAGGAGATCGAAGAGCTGGTGAATTTGTAAAAGAGGTTCGTACTGCTGTACATAGAGGTAAGAAGATTGCCTACGATACATTGCAATCACAAAAAACTGGTAGTGTTGCAAGCAGACCTATATCTCCAAAATACAAAGAAGGTTGGGAAAGAATCTTTGGTGGTGAGGATTAATGGGATTTGTCCCTATCAAGACTGTAAGAGGAAAGATACAGCTAGTAATTGATTTAATTTTTACGTTAACCTTTGGATTTGTAATTCTTATTTTTCTTATAGTTTACTTTTTACTTATAACACTTCCTATGATGATAATTAATTGGGTGTTATCATACTGGAGTAAAGATTAAAATAAACTTTATAAAAAGTGCATTTTTATGTTGACAAACTATATTCTATATGTTATAGTTAATATAATGAAACAAAGGAAAATATTATGAAATTAGAAATTGGCGCGGTTGTATCATTTATTGATGATATTGGTGATAAGTATACAGGTAAGCTTACTTCAGTAGAATCTGACTCGTATGATGATGTTAAGTTAGAGGGTGGTTTAGTTACTTATTGGTCTAAGAAGACTAAGAAGTATGTTCCTGTACGCGATAAGCACAAGGATTCTATCTTTTTTGAGATTAAAACTACTCTTGGTAATGAGTATGCTTGCGAATCAGAGTTGTTCTAATATAATATTTACTAAATATTACTTATAATGATAAAATATAGAATTATTACTAAGACAATAATGGTTGATCATCTAGATAAGGATGACGTACATTTAATTTTACAACAATTTCGGGATAGTAATCTAGACTCAAATGTGATTTATGAAGTTGAAAAATATGACAAGCCAGAAAAAATTCGTTTAGGTCGAGATCCAGACTTGCATTAATCCTTATAAATACATATATAAATATATGTGAGGATTGGTATGGTAGCAAAAAGTAATTTTATGGGACTAGATGGGTTTGTCTGGTTTGTTGGTGTAGTAGAAGATCGTAGTGATCCTGATGCTCTAGGAAGAGTACGAGTTCGTTGTCTTGGTTTTCATACAGAAGATATATCTGCTCTTCCCACAACCGATTTACCTTGGGCTCATGTTATGCATCCAGTAACAGACCCTTCTATGCATGGGATGGGCAGCACTCCATCCTTTCTTGTTGAAGGTTCTTATGTTATCGGTTTCTTTAGAGATGCTGAAGACAAGCAACAACCTATCATCATAGGTTCTCTTCCTGGTAATCCAGAAGCAGCTGCTGACCCAAGAGAAGGGTTTAATGATCCTAGAGGAAAAGATGCTATACAGACTCAGTATAAAGGTGATCCTGCATATGGGCCTTATCCTGTAGATGGTGATACCTATACTATGGCCTCTGGGCATGAGGTTGGAGAATCAGATACCAGTAGACTTGCTCAAGGAATAAACTCAGAAAGTCATAATAAATTAATTGAACGTAGATCACGAAGACTACGAGGTGATCCTAGTATACCTCATGTTGAAGGTGATGAACATCCTCCAGAAGATCATACAGGTGTTCCAAAAGCAACTAAACCAAACCTATCTACTGTATCAGATATTGCAGAAGAAGACCCTAGAGGATTTTGGGAAGAACCTCAACCTAAAGGAATTGTAAAAGATGCAGATCCTTATACATCCGCTCAATATCCATACAATCATGTTCACGAAAGTGAGTCAGGTCATATACGTGAGATAGATGATAGCCCTGGTGCTGAAAGATTATTTACTCAGCATAAGTCAGGAACATTTGAGGAACTTCATACTAATGGTGATAAAGTTGTTAAAGTTATTGGAGACAACTATGAGATTATTGCTGGTGGTTCTAATGTTTATGTATCAGGTAGTGTTAATCTAACAATAGCAGGAACGGTAAGAGAATATATTAAAGGTAATTATCATTTAGAGGTAGAAGGAGACTATACACAAAAGATAGGCGGAAATATTCGCACTAAGGTTGGGTATAAAAGTGGTGGTAATGTTGAGGAAGAAATAAAAGGTAATCATGCATATAATATTAGCGGTTATGTGAGAGGTAATATAGGGCCCCTTGAAGAAGGAGCTGCGCCCGGCGCCGGTGATGTTGATATAAACATAGTTGGTGCGAAGACAGAAGTAATTGGTAAGATTAATAGAATTTATTCTGGAGATGATATGAAAATTACTAGTGACAAAGATTTATTTATCACTTCAAAAGATAATATGGTAGTTTCAACAACTTCTGGTATAATGTCATTTAAATCTGGATCAAATGTAGATATGAGATCAACTTTATCAACGACAATTAGCTCAGGAACATCTATGCTAATTAACTCAACTACAACAAGGAAAGATACAATAGGAACAAGTTGGATTTCTACCACAGGAAAAACATGGACACATACATCTAGTGGTAACATTAAAATAACAGGTGGCCCAGATATTGACTTGAACCCAGTAGCTATTGAAGTTGATGAAGAATAATTAAAATGGCTCACGCATTTACTATAATTGATTCGTCTAATGAAAAGATAGTGTATACTAATTATGATGATATACCATTAGCAACATTGAAACACGTTATTAGTTTTATACCAGACTTAGGAACAGAAGAACAGTCGAATGAAATATTATTAGAAATAGATACTTTAAATTTTGGTCAAACAGATAAATTTGTTGAAGAGTCTGAAGAAAATAATATAGTTTTAGATGGTACTGATAGTTCTTCTGCTAATGTTGGTGATAATCTAATAATGGAAAATGCTGAAGGTAGAGATAAATTAGTACCAGAGAATTTTGCAGATGGTACAGAAAACCATTTAATATTAGAACTTATAGATGGGGATATTATTTTTGGGCCGTTTGTTAGATTAGAAACAGGAACAACAGATGTTTTATTAAATGAGACTGGTGGAAAGATTATTTTTGATAATATAGTAGGAGATGCAGTTGGTGCAGATCATTTTCATCCACCAGTAGGAGAACCTCATGCTGAAGGTGATGGCCATACGGAAGCAGAACATAGAGAGATTGCTTTGTGGAATTTTAAATTAAAAAAACTAATTACACAGGAGAGTACAAATGCCAGCAGTAACTAGAATAGGCGATGCAGATATACCACATTGCTCTGAAATGGTTAGAGCTATAGGTTCTCCAAATGTGTTTGTAAATAGTATTGCGGTAAGTAGACAAACAGATATTAATACAGTACATTTATTACCAGGAGCTCCATGCCCCCCTCACGTTGCACCTATTACTACAGGTTCAACTACAGTTAAAGTTAATGATTTGGGTTGCGGTAGAATTGGCGACAGTATTACTTCATGTACATCAGTTGCTGCTGGTAGCGAAAATGTTTTTGCAGGAGGATAGAGTATGATTACTGGGGGGTTGGCTGCGGCCAATGAAAAATTTAATAGTATTTTAAAACAGATAGATTCTACAACCATTATTGCGAAAGCAAATTCGGAAGTTGAAGCTTTGATAGCATCAACTGCAATTGGATCAGAACTGTCTGCTCTTGCAACAGATTTAAGAAGTCTAATTCCACAAGGTTTAGAATTACCAAATATTAATTTACAAGCACAATTGTCTAGTTTATCTGGAATTGCTAATGCAGCACAAGCTGCGGGTTTGTTATCAAGTATAACATCAAACTTTGGTGGAGCATTATCTGCATCTGGATTTAGTTTGAATAGTTTAGTCTCAAGTGCTGCTTCAGCTGTTGCCGCTGGTAAGAGTTTATCTTTTGATATTCCTAATTTTGAACTTCCGGCAGGTGGTGGTGATGCAGTTCAAAAAGCTATTGAAGTTAAGTTACCAGAAGATGATCCTGTTGAAGAAGTTCCAGCTACAATCCAAGAAAACTTAGCTCAAACTGCTGCAACAAATGCCGCATCAAGTTCAGTCATAGTTACATCACCAACTTTGCCTGAAGAAGATACTGAACAACTTACAATAGCAACTAAAACTACAAAAGTTACTCAAAATTCTATTACAGCAGAAGTGACAACTGCTGCCGATGCTTTTGAGGGTGATAAAAGAAAGAATATTAGTAAGGCTGGTTTTTCTACCAGACCTATTATTATTACTGAGAATGTTTTATTAGATAATGTTTCATCTGGGACTGCTGGGCCAGTTATAGAATTAAAACAAATACCAACAAAGGTATCATCAGTTAAAGGTTTTGATGAAGATGGTAGACAACGATTCATTATAGAGGAACCATTAAGGAAAGGTCAAGTAGGTAGGTTTGATACGTTTACTGTATCAGGAAAAGAAATATTAATTTCTGAGGTTCTAAGAAATTATACAGAAGCACCTGCTAGAAAACAACGTCGAGGTAAAGAAGGCCTTTCTTTTGTAGTGAGGTATCAAACTAACTCTACATATGACCCAACATACAAGGTATAAATATAGATATGTTAAAATAAACTCTAAGTTTCTTTATAAATAAATGTAAAAGGAATCTAACTTAATGGCTACATCAACCGCACATAGAGATGCACAAGGTCAAAATGATATAGACCGTAATGTGCGGCAATATAAAGATTTAGATTTGTTCTTTGCAAAGACACAAGCATCTAAGGATGTTAGAAAGGTTACAGATATAGCAGCTGTTAAAAGGTCTGTTCGTAATCTTGTTTTATTGAATCATTATGAGAAACCCTTTCATCCAGAAATTGGTTCTGGTATTAGAGATATGTTATTTGAGAATATGACTAACATGACAGCATTTATTCTTGCAAAAAAGATAGAAGATGTTATTGAAAATTTTGAACCAAGGGTTAAACTTATTAGTGTTCGTGCTGACCCAAATTTAGATCGTAATGAATATGAAGTGACAATAGAGTTCTTTGTTGTTAATGCACCGACAGAGCTTGTTGACTTAACAGTATTTCTAGAGGTATTACGATAATGGCAACAAACAATAAAAGATTAGAAGTAACAGAATTTGATTTTGATGATGTAAAAGAAAATCTTAAAATATTTCTAGGAGCTCAAAACGAATTTACGGATTATGATTTTGAGGGTTCTGGTATGAGTGCATTGTTAGATGTTCTTGCATACAACACTCACTATCTTGGTTTCAATGCAAATATGTTAGCAAATGAAATGTTTTTAGATAGTGCGTCATTAAGATCAAGTATTGTTTCTCACGCAAAAACATTAGGTTATGTTCCAACTTCTTCTAGAGCTTCAAAAGCAAAGATAGATGTTACTCTTAATACTAATGATATTTCGGTAACAATGTCAGCAGGAACTGTTTTCAATACTACTGTAGAGGATGTATCTTATCAATTTTCAACTATTGAAGATATAACAAAATCTAATATTGGTAATACTATTCCTTTTGTTGGAGTTGACATCTATGAGGGAACATTTATTACAACAAGATATACTGTTGATTCTTCTGATATAGATCAAAGATTTCTTATTACAAATAATAGAGCAGACACTACTACTTTGACAGTCAAAGTTCAAACATCATCTACAGATTCATCTTCTAATGTATTTACAGAAGCAACAGACATAACACAAGTAACAACTGGAAGTAATGTTTTCTTTTTACAAGAAGTGGAAGCTGGATTATTTGAAGTTTACTTTGGTGATGGTATTATTGGTACTGCTCTTTCTGATAACAACATTGTTATACTTACATATATTGTATCTAATAAAACTGCTGCAAACGGTGCATCTTTATTT